AATCCAACTCCCAAGCGTAGGGATGTCTTCAGTGATTGGCCAGATAAAGCAAATGACCGTTTGGATGTTGCAATTGAAAAACTAGCTGCATACATGGATATATCCCACCCAGATAAAGAGAATGAACTCACTGACCCTAAGTCACCTATATGGACACGCCCTGATGAGGCACTGCACACATTCAGTGGAGAGGGTGACCGTGAGGCTACCGTTCATTTCAATGGTGACTTCTATTATGTGAAGTTGTATGAATACGGCAAGTTGTTAGACACTAGGAATCTCGAAACTAAATCGGAGAGGTATGCTGAGGATTGTGCAGAGAACTGGGTGTTAAGTATCTTTCAGATTAAAAAGACTGCCGCAGATAACGCAAGCACCGAAGGTCATGGACTTAGGGATTGGGAACGATCATGGTTGAAAGAGGGGCCCCCTAAAACTGAGTGATGTTTGATTTACCTTCCCTAGATATAAAAAAACCCCTAAGTAGTAGGAGAAGAATATGCGTAATTTAAGCAGTGTTGATACGACAATTGTTACAGTATTTAAGAGAGAGATACTTGAAATAGAAGCAAGAGGAATTAATGTCTCTCCGGTTGTACTGAATTATCTGTCAGAAAGAGTAAAGAATATTGAAAGTGGCCAGAGTCATAGAATTATAAAGGATTGAATAATTATGTTAAAGGTAATTGAGAATTGCTGCGATATGCAGTATTTAAGTATGATAAAGTATGCAGCACAAGAATCAGATGGATGGAATTTGAAGCATCCACTGGGTCATCCCCTAGAAGATAAACATCTGAAGTTAACAGTGATTGAAAATGATCCTGTTAATGAAATGCTTGCGGGTATGGCTATGGGTTTACTTATTCAGATATACAGTTCAAATGATGAGCTCGGTAGGCCTGCAAGTGAATACTTCTACCCAGAAGTATCATACTGTGGCATCTCTATCAAGGATGAATACAGGGATGACAATCCTCACATAGATCATGAGAAAGACTCAGACTATATTAAGATTGTGGGGTTGTTGAATAGCAACTGGAATGAGAAAGATGGTGGTGCCTTTATTCACGGGAATGAAACTGTGCATATGAAGTCAGGGAACTTTGTTATCTTTGACCCTCGAATCAAACATTGCGCAGCGAAAATCACCACGCACGAAAAAAGAATTGGTATTGACTTTACTGTGAGAAGAAAAAAATAATGTATGATAATGAGGTTATCATTACAGGAGTTAAGCTTCCTATAGAGGAATTGCATCTAACATATTTAATGCACAAGCTCAGGAACGAATATGGGTTTTTAGAATCTTCACGAAATAATGTTCCTGTGAGTGGGTATAAAGAAATTATGCCACTGTATACATATCCATGTTATGAATATCTTAGAAGTATGAATTGGGAAAACTCTAATGTTTTTGAATTCGGATGTGGGTATAGCACTGTTTGGTGGGCCAATATGAATACCAATATATACGGTGTTGAGCATGATCAGGAATGGGTGAATAAAGTTAACCCGAATAATAACTATAAGATTTCTGTTGAGAAAGAATTAAAGCCTTATACAAAATCTATTCATAAACATAACATTGGTTTTGATGTAATTGTTATCGATGGTTCCTTTCGTACTGAGTGTGTGGAACCATCTTTAAATTGTCTTGCAGATGGCGGTATTATTATACTTGATAACTGTGATAATAATCCACGGGCAAAGGAACTGTTAGATAAATCTGATTTATTGCCAGTACATTTTCATGGGTTCAAGCCAATTCACGTTGACACTGAAACTACTTCCTGTTACATTCATAAGAAGTTTTCCAAGAAACCAAATAATATTATTCCAATGGGAGGCACCCTTCGTGTTAAATGATTTTATTATGAGAGGGAAAAGATAATGACTTGGGTGTTTGGTTCAACAAACGAAAACTTCTGCCGTGTGTTTGAGAATGTTATGAGTGATGAGAAGTGTGATTACTTTGTGAATAAGTTTGAAACTCATAAAGAGCTGCAAGAGATTCAGAACAATAGTAAAGGTAAGACTTTGACTATGATGAATCTTATGAACTCAAAGGATACACCGTTTCGGGAAGACTTGGATTTTATTGGTGATACTCTGATGGAATCTGTGAAACTATATAAGGAAGATGTTAATCTTAAATCCTTTCAGTTTCCCGATAAGTTTGGTGTAGAGGCCTTTAAGATTAAACGCTATCTTTCAGATACTACTGATGAGTTTCCACCACACATTGATGTTAACAATTATAAGAATGCAAGAAGGTTTCTGGTTATGTTTCTCTACCTTACAGACAATGAGGGTGGAGAGACAGAAGTTAATTTTGGTGGAAGCGTTTTTGTGTCTCATTGTAAAAAAGGTTCGGTTCTATTATTTCCACCAATGTGGCCATGGGTTCATGCCGGGAAGCCACCAATCAATGGGAGTAAATATATAATGGGGAGTTATCTTCACTATGTCTGATATTAAAAGTAAATACAAAATCATTTCAAGAAAAGAAGATGAGACAGCTTCTATTCTAATCATAGGTGGATACTATGATGATGTAATATATGAGTATGGTGCAGTGTCTATACCAGACAAAGAGAACGAAGACGGCACTATGCCATTGAAGTTTGAGTACAACATCATAGAGAATATTGACATACCAAAGGAAAAATTTGATAAAGAATTCTTTAATCTTATCGGTGATATTCTTGTTGACATCATAAATTCAAAAGGGGATAAGTGATGGAATTAATATTGCTATTAATTTTGATAGGATTAATAGTATGTTATTTTATACGTCATCCAATAAAATCAATGAAATATGTTATTTTTCTCTTGACATTCTTTATTGTAGGGTGTATAGTTATAATTGCGATATGCTACTTGTTAATGATTCAAGTCCCATTCAACTAATATAAAGGAAGAGGTTATATGTGGAAATTAAAGGTTAAGAAAAGTTCGCCGTATGGTGTTGCTGCAGCAGTACAACGGCGTGTGAATAAAATTGAATTGGGTGAAGATGGACCTAAGATGAAGGTTGATTTGAATTCAAGTGGGGGCCGATCACTTATCGGTTATAACTATTTGGAGTGGGTAGATTGAACGATTTTCTAAGAGAGGTTATCAAACAATCTGGTAATGAGTATGCAGCCATTGTAGCTGATGGTGTGGAAGCTGGTGACGTTGATAGTTTCATTGACACTGGTTCCTATATTTTCAATGCACTGCTGAGTGGTTCTGTCAATGGGGGATTACCGGCAAACAAAATCACTGCGATTGCTGGAGAGAGTGCAACAGGTAAGACGTATTTTCTTATGGGAATTGTAAAGAATTTCCTTGACAAAGACCCTGATGCTGGTGTAATATACTTTGAGAGTGAAAGTGCAATTACAAAGAACATGGTTGTTGATAGGGGTATTGATCCAAAGCGTATGGTAATCTTTCCTGTGACAACTGTTCAAGAGTTTCGCACACAATCGCTTAAAGTTCTTGATGGATATCTTGCACAGAATGAGAGTGACCGTAAGCCATTATTTCTCTGTTTAGATTCTTTGGGTATGTTGAGTACCACCAAGGAAGTTGAGGATACAGCAGACGGTAAAGAAACAAGAGACATGACCCGAGCACAAGTTCTCAAGGCTGCGTTTCGTGTTCTGACTTTGAAACTTGGTAGGGCAAAGGTTCCTATGGTTGTGACTAATCATACTTACGAGAGTATGGGATTGTTCTCTACCAAGGAGATGGGTGGTGGCTCTGGGTTGAAGTATGCTGCAAGTTCTATCATCTATCTCAGCAAGAAGAAAGAGAAAGATGGAACTGAAGTTGTTGGCAATATCATTCATTGCAAGAACCATAAATCACGACTCACCAAAGAGAATAAGATGGTGGATGTGCGACTTACATATGATAAGGGATTAGACCGATACTATGGCTTGTTGGAACTAGCAGAGAAGTATGATGTGTTTAAGAAGACATCTACACGATATGAAATGCCTGACGGGTCTAAACAGTTTGGTAAGGCAATACTAAGTGACCCAGAGACTTTCTTTACAGAAGACATCATGCACAAGTTAGACCTTGCAGCTGAAATTGAATTTAAATATGGAGCAAGCAAGAATGACGAAACCATTCAAGACAGTGACGATTGAATACTTTGAAGAATATTCAATTGATCCGAATGATGATTATGAATTTGAGAATGGAACCAAATTTAAATCAGAAACTTTCCGGCGAATTAAAGCTGTGACAACTGAGAGTAAGTGGATTGGTTCAACTAAAGACCCAATCATTGCAACGACCTATGAATATCTTTAAACTAAACAGGAACGAAAAAATGAATATTGGTGATAAGATTTCGTATACTAACATATACGATGAAACCGCAAATGGTGTAATTGCATCTATCGAGTCTGATATGGATTCGTATGATAATGTAAAATTAGAAGATGGTGTTGCATACTACTACTCTAAAAAGATGGGGCGATATACTCCTGTCAAAGAGAAGAATGCTGACTCTATGTTTTTATCTATAACAGGAGCTCGTGGTGAAACTAACTACATAACGATGAATGATGTTATATGATTTTATTGAAATATATGACAATGAAAAAATAGATGATTGTGCGAAGATAGTCAACTATTTTGATTCTGTCTATGATGAATCTTCAAGTAAGAGTTCAGGCCTGGCGTTCTTTAATAGAGGACGCCAAAAGGTCTGTGCAACGAAGACTTTTAACTTTGGTGATGATGTTCTTATTAATGGCCAAGTGTACGGGTTTATTCAAAATGCATTGAAACATTATACAAAGAAATATGATTATCTGAACACACTTAACAAGTCTAGTTACTGGCGTCTATGTCCTCTTTACAATATTCAACGATATAATGAAGGAGAAGGATTCTTCTCGCTGCATAATGAGCAGTCTGGTTCGTATCCTTATCGACTCCTTGCATGGATGGTGTATCTTAATGATGCAACCTCTGGAACGGAGTTTCCTTATCAGGATATGGTTGTATCCCCCGCAGCGGGTCGCACAGTGATATGGCCTGCTGGTTGGACACATCCACACAAAGGTGTAACTCCAAACGTAGGAGTCAAGTATATTGCTACAGGTTGGTTTTACACGCTTCCAAAAGGGGAACCTAAATTTGATGGTCATCATCCTGACGAAACAAATATACAGGAGATAATAATATGAGTGCATTATCTAGACTAGTTGGCAATCCAAATCCATGGCCAAGTTTCACTGACAAATTTCCAGTGAAGGTTAAAGATTTAAGTGTTTCTAATGATGGACCTAGCTTGCCACTTACTGCTGGATTCTTGCAGCATATAACCAATGACATTAAAGAAGCGGGAGATCATTTGCAAGGTAGGACTGCGGCAAAGTGTTTGATGACTCGTTGGGATATGCACAATGAGTATACAACATTTCGGGTTATCGGTTCAGCTGCATCTGAAGTAGCACATCGATGCCCTGTAGCTACAAAGACAGATACAGAAGGTAATGCATTATCAGTTCCATTATTCATTAAGGATAGTTGGGGATTAGTTTATGTTAAAGGTAATGAAACTAAAGAACATAATCATTGGCCCTCTTTATGGTCATATACATTCTGTGTTAATGCGTGTGAGAATTGTGCGCCTCTAGTGTTTCCAACATGTGTAAATGGATATGAAGTAAAACCTAAAACAGCTCAACTTATTGTTTTTCCTGCGTGGATAAAACATGAAGTTCCAGTTCATAAATGTAATCATGAGCGTATTATGGTAGCAGGAAATCTTAATGTAGGACAGGACAAGAAAGATGCTTCGTAATTTCATTAGGGGCTTTGATAACGCATTACCTAATGATGAATGTGACAAACTGATTGAATGGTTTGAACAGGATGATCATGATGGTAAGACCGTAGAAGCTAATCGTCCAACCCGTAAGGATAAACAAATGTGGCTGGGTGAGAAAGAGCCACTCTATTCAATGTTACAGAAGTCAAAAATTGATATGCTTTATGAATATAAAGATGAGTTTCCTGTAGTGTATCGTGGTGCAAAGAAATCTCTTCTCTCACCAGAAAGTAAAATACAGAGAACGAATCCAATGGGTGGAGGGTTTCATAATTTTCATGCAGAGAACTCTCACTATGCAGATGCGACACGAGCTTTGGTTTGGACGATATACCTCAACGATGTTCCTGATGGAGAAGGTGAAACAGAATTTCTTTATGAGAAAATAAGAGTGCAACCCCGTAAGGGTATGGGCTGCATTTTTCCTGCTGCATGGATGTATCAACACAGAGGTAATCCTGTTCATACACATCCTAAGTATATTGCGACAGGATGGTATTGGTATCCAGAAGAAAAGGTATTTACATAATGAGTATTTTAAAGTCTCTTGCAAATAGTATTAATATTGAAAATGTGTTTGTAAAAAAGAAATCTCGGCAGCTGCAAACTAATCCAGAATCTAAACCTTTCAATATGAAATTTCCAATCGTAACAGAAAATTATTATGATGAAGTTCTTATCGATAATCTGGCAAAAGCATGTAGGGATATTGGTGATGTTCAAAACAAATCTAGTAATATTCAAGCAAGCATGACTGGCTGGTTTATGCATGAAACCAATGAAGACTTTACGAGAGTGACTAAGTTAGGAATTAGTCTTGCACAGAAACATTCACCATCTAATGTTGATTTGATTCCCTATGATTGTTGGGGAGCAATTTATCAAAAGGGAGAGTATACCAAACCACATGAACATTGGCCTCAGATATGGAGTTGGGTTTATAACGTAGAGTGTTGTGAGAAGTGTTCTCCACTTATATTCCCTGATCATGATATCAAAGAATATTCTTTGATTCCCAAAAAAGGAAATCTTACTTTGTTTCCTGGCTGGATTAAACACTACGTCCCTGAGCAAAAGTGTGACCATGACCGTATTATTATAGCAGGAAATCTTGGAGTAAATCCTTGGAAATTAATATCTGGAATAGAAAAAAGATATGATGATAATTTAGAGACTTTCATTAATACTTATAAATAGTATAAATAATGTTTAGAGGATTAATATGGTTGAAAAAAGTTTCTTTATGGGCCAAGATGGTTTCATTTGGTTCGTTGGAGTTGTAGAAGACCGCAATGACCCAGAACGCCTTGGGCGTGTTCGTGTGCGAGCTTTAGGTTTTCATACAGATGTATTAGAAGAGCTACCATCAGATGATTTGCCATGGGCGCATGTTATGCATCCTGTCACAGACCCATCGATGCAGGGTATGGGAAACACACCTTCATTTTTAGTTGAAGGTAGTTGGGTTATAGGATTCTTTAGAGATACGGAAAGACAACAACCTGTAATACTTGGTTCCTTGCCCGGAACACCAAGGAGTCCTGCTGATCATCGTTATGGTTTTAATGATCCAAGAAGCCCATTTTCTAAACAAACTGAATATACAGGGACTCCATCATATGGTCCTTATCCTGTTGATGGTGAAGAATATTCTTTGACATCTGGGCATGAATTAGATGAACCAGATACAAATAGATTAGCTCAAGGACAAAGTTCAGAAACACATGATTCTTTAATGAACAGAAGATTGAAACGTCTTAGGGGCGATCCAACAAAACTTGATACAACTGTTGGAGTTGATGATACTGGCACCCATCCAAATACAACACAGTTTGGAACAGGTGTTCCTATTGCAACGCAACCATTTATAAAATCCGTATCAGATGTTGCTGTTGAAGAAACTCGTACATTTTGGGAAGAGCCGGACCCCAAGTCAACTAAGAAATATGTAAATCCATATTTGTCATCCCAGTATCCTTACAATCATGTGTTTGAATCTGAGTCTGGTCATATAACAGAAATTGATGACAGTCCCAATAATGAGAGACTCTTTCGTCAACACATGTCTGGAACCTTTGAAGAGATTCATCCTAAAGGGGATAAAGTTGTCAAGGTTATCGGTGATAACTATGAGATTATTGCTGGAAAATCAAGTGTATCAATTACTGGCGATGTTAATCTTACTGTCGAGGGAAATGTTCGTGAGCTCATTAAAGGTGACTATCATTTAGAAGTTGAGGGGGAC